TCTTCGTCCTCCGGCTCTTCACGTCTTCTGCCTCCTCTACGAACAGGGACTTCTTCATCATCTCCGTCCGGAGGGAACTGCCTTTCCTGTAAGAAATATTCCATATCTTCAGCTGTCTTTTCCAAAACTATCTTTCCCAGTACCTGCGGCAACTGAAAATCATCTACAGTAGAATCGTCTTTGAGTATCTCTCCAGTATCCTCATCTGTTGATGCATATATCTCATAAGTTGTATTGGTATCGTTTGCCTTCCCATGCCTTTCCACTTCAAAAATGTAAGATACAGGATTCTTATACCTCGAACACAAACTGGATATCTTTGAAAAGAATGTTTTACCTCTTTCCCATACCTGACACTGGTCTGCGTCTACATTATAAACCGGAATAAATATCTTTGCCTGCTGTGGTATCTGGTCTCTACAAAAAGGACAATCGTCCAAAGGCTGTCCATACTCACGCAAGCAGTTTACATTGATATAATTCGGCTTACCATTATCCTTGACTCCTGCCTTCACTTTATGAATTGCATATCCCTCAACATCGTCTATGCTACTATACAGGAAACGAACTCTTGCTACATCCTTATCATTTTCCAGTTTGAAGAAGCCTGTTCCTCCAGAGCCCCCATAATGCTCTGCATCTCCCATGTTAAATCGTGCCATATCATTTTCCTCCTTTTTCCTTTTTTACGATTTTCCTTGCTTTGAGAATTTCGACTATTGTATCTACCTTATCATACTCGATATCAAACGCCGCTCCCAGAGGGCAATTCCTTGTCCTGCTCGGTGTGTATCCATCCGGGACTTCTGCTACCCTTATACACAGTGCGCACTTCTTGGCTCCGAGATACACATTGCAAAATGCCTTCTTTCCATCAGCCTCCATTGATACGGGAATGATTTTAGGTTCCTTGTCATACTGCTTAACAAAGTATCCTGCTTTCTTAAGCACGTCGCTTACCTTATTATAAGCGTCTGATATGTCTGTCTTTACACGCGGTGCCTTTTCCTTTTTAACTTTCCCAGTAGCTTTCTTACTGCCCTTCTCTGCCTTTTCCTTCACCGCCTCATCATTCTTTTTTACTACTTCTTCTGACGATGTACTGTCTTCTGCTGATGTCTCTTCAGCCGCCTCTTTTATTTCTTCGATGGGCTTCCACCATCTCTGAAATGTTGAGAATGTAGGTCCAGTAAGATTTCCATCTTCCAGTCTCAAAATCACATTCCTTGTCTTCTCATTCTTCTCAATAAGTTCTGCTTTGTTGCCGTTTTTCTTGTGTTCGTACCACATAATCTTTCTTCCTCCTTTTTTGAAAGTGTTACGAGTTTCCACCCATGTTTTGGGCTCAAAAATATTATACTACATAATATTAGTAAAAACAACTCCAGATTCTAATTTATTTTGTTACCATACCTCATAATTTAATATATTCTTCAATTCATTTTTGGTAAAATCTCCAGGGTCTTTTATTCCTGATGGATATTCAATCTCGGTAAATATCTTATTCTTCACAGTTTTTCGTATTCTATCCCGTGCCCGTATCCCTGCTTCATCATTATCTGTTGCTAATATTAGCTTACGACACGGTAATTCCTGTAATTGCTTAAACTGTAAATCATTGCCAAGGCCGTTTAATGCAACTGCATAATAACCCACTTGCCATAATAGAATACAGTCTATCATACTTTCGCATACTATTATAGGCTGAACTCTTAACATCTCTTTGTAAAATCTACTTTTATGATTATTGATTGTGTCCTGTAATTCATATAATCCGTATAAAGGCTTCTTTACTCCTTCGGGGTAAGAAAAGAATTTGGTCTTAACTGACCGCCTTGCGACAAATAGGCAATTACCATTGATATCACGCACAGGGAAAGTGATACAGTCAGTATTGCGGTCGTAACCCAAATCAAATAATTCAATAATCTCTTCATCAACAATCCCTCTTTCTTTCCAATATTTATGCGTATATCTATAACTATCTAATTCCGTATCATTTATAAATCCATCATTTTGAATACTATCACTATCAATCCGATTGCTATTACATATCTTAATATTATGTCTGTGAATAACCACATCAACATTTCTCTGCTCCTTTTCCAGTATGGCGAAATTCTTTAATAACCAATTCCATCCAAACTTTCCCAGCATATCTTCTGTGTGTCCAAAACAATATGAGATAACTTCCGGAAGGCTGTGTATCTCATTACAGGCAAAGCAGTGAAACATTCCATCACTTTTCCGTATGCCCGCTGACGGTTTTCTTTCCTGTCCCTCTCCGTGATATGGACATTGAACTTGTAAACTGTTTCCACTTTGTTTCGGTTCCTTTTGCAATAACGGTATATTATTTGCTACAAGCTGGGACCTTAACTCTATTATTATATCCTCTAATTCTGCATTGAACAATACATCATTGATTATCATTAAAATACATCCTCTTTATCTTTGTACTGTTTTTTGATTTCCCTCACCTTACGTTCTGTCTGCTCTTCCGGCTCTCCGTCATCGTATGCGGGCATAAATGTGAATACTCCATTATTTATATCCCAGTTATAATTCAATTTACCGCCCACCTTTCCAATTCTCTGTTTCTTTATTTGCATTACAAGTGTATTATCTTTGAGTTGCCGTATTGAAAGGACTTTCGATGCATTATATGCTATGCCATCACTGTCCCTTATACTTTCCAGCTCCGGTGTATTTTCGTCTTCGCCTCCAACTCCATTTCTATTTACCTGGGCCACTACCAACACAGGGATTTTCAACTCTACTGAAAGGGACATCAAGTCCTCGCTTATATTTGTGAGTGAAGTTGTCTTATTATCGCCGCGCTTATATCTTTCATCTGTAAGATATGTTATTCCATCAACTGCTATCATGTCAAGTTTATTTTGTTTAATCCAATTCCTTAATTTTGAAACAGTTATTTTTCTATCAAAGTCTTCCGAAGGTGTAGCAACTAAAAATTTATTCTTTTTCTGTTTCAGTTCCTCCGTATACTTTTGATAGTCTTCTTCTTTTATATCGTTTTTACCCCATGCAAGGGAACTGTTTGAAAAGTTCTTATATAAAGTATCAAATCTATAACCTATACTATTAGGACCCATTTCGGGACTTATATATCCCACATTAAAACCTAATTGCCATATATGCGTGGTCATCTTTTCAAGTACCCACGACTTTCCCTGATTTGTTCTTGCTACTATAACAACAAATTCCTCTCCCCTTTGCAGGCCGTGCCACAAATCGTCCAGTTCCGGGAACCCACAAGTAAAAAACCAATCATTAGGATTATTTCTTCTTTCTATATATTCCTGATATCTTATGTCTGCTTCGTTTATAATGTCAGTTCCACCTAATTGATAATTAGGTTGCAAATCTTTTATTGCCATGAGCATATACTCTGCGGCGGAATTAGCATCTGTTTCAAGCAATTTACCTATCTTATTCACTACCGGAACTGATTTATAAAATAAATATTCTTCCCGTACTGTGTCTATAAGATACCTATCACTTTCATTGACTTCTACAAGCTCTATTGTGGGATTCCCTTTGTCATCCATGAAGTGGGATAAAAAAGTGTTCTTATCCGGAACATTACCATATTTCTTTATATGGTCTTGTATAAAATTAAATTCCTGTTCATAGCCTACAAAGTATTCTTCTGTCAATAAATTGTTTTCTACAATTGAATTATCTCCAGTTTGAATTATCTTACTGATTATCTGTAATGCAACCACGTTTATCTTTACCTCTGAATTCTATAATCTCACTCGTGTTCCAAATTCTGCTTGCCAACTTGTTTCCAACTATGCCTTCTAAAGATTCTTTTGATACGCTATTGCTGGTATATATATTTGACTTTCCATTAAGCAATCTATTTTCTAGAAACATAAGTAAATTTGAATAATCATATTGTGATATTGTAGTTGATGCTATTTCGTCCCATATCACCAAATCCACATCCATTATATTTTGCTTATACTCTTCAGGCAACGGATTTGAAAAATTTTTAAGTTGTAGAAGTAGCGTTGGAATATGTATAAACAACCCTCTTATCTTTAACCCGTTTCCTGCCCACACTTCATCAAAATATTTTAACATCAATTTTATTGCCCAGCTTGTTTTTCCGTTCCCAGTATTTCTGCTTGCAATGTATAAGTTATATCCGTTATTTACAAATTCAAATATATTATTCTTAATCTCTGCAAGTCGTATAAACTGTTCATAATCTTCTTGTGCTTCAAGTAAAACAGGATATTGCTTGGATTTTGGAATGCCACTATTATCTACCAGGTATTTCATTTCAATATACCGTAAACATGAAACAGGCTGACAAACTGACTGGCATACATCCTTATACCAACATTCTTCAAAAATATATCTGTTTTCCTTCTTTTTTGAGTTTCCTTTGGAATTCATGTAAATTCTTTTCATCCTCCTCTGTAAACGATTCAACATGCTGATTTCCAGATTCTATGAATTTCTTTGTTCCCTGTTTACTATTCTGTTCGTAAAAAGTAGGATATCCATGTTCTATACTATAATTGATTATATCATTGTACTGGGAACCTTTTTCATGTGCTTGTTGTAATTTATTAAGAATGCCTTGATATTGTTTTTGTCCTCTCAATTTCTTTTCTTCTACTATCAAATCTAAATGATGTATCAATAATTCTCTTATATCAAAGCAATTATTTGTTTTTATAAAGTTATCTATGAGAGAAATACATTGACTATATAAATTTTGTTTAGGTTCTTTTTTAACACTACCTAAAAAAGATTCGTTACCATTTTTCGAAGTATTTTTATCTTTAGATAAAATCTTATTATTTTTTTGTTTATTTATATTATTAGTACAACTTTGTTCCATGGGCATACAACTTTGTTGTATAGGGTCATACAACTTTGTTGTATAGTATGCAACCTTGTTAGTTCCTTTATATACTTCATTTTCTTTAACTATTAGTCCCTTATCAATGAGATTTTTTAGATTTTTTTGGATTCCGGCCTTTGTAGAATTACACCAGTCTGCCAGATATTGTAAGCTCCCAGTAAATTTCTGTTTCTCTGTTTGACTGAAACCGTGAATAACCGCATATACGATTAAATCATTTCCTTTCAAATCAAGTTCTGTTATCATCCATCCTTGTATTACTACAAAATTATCTGCTTTCAATATATATCCTCCAGATAAAAATAGAGCTTATACAATTCAGCCGCTACTCTGTTTTGTATAAGCTCCTGCCAGCTTGTACTTCGTCTGACGCCTTGTATATCGCAAGGACCGTAGCGGAAGTCCAAGCTGGCGTATTTAAGAAAGATGTGTGTCTCACAAACAAAAATATTATACTACACATCATCTACAGAAATAAAGTTATTTCTTAAAATGCTTTCTTTGTTGCTGCTCCTTTTTCCATTGCTCCCATATATCGTCAATCTGCTTATCCACTTCTACGTTTACAGCATCCCACAACATTTCTTTTTCTTTATCTAACTTAATTCCGGGAAGGTCAGGAATGATTCTTTCCTCGCAACATTCTACTGTAAAAAAATTATCGCCTATTTTAACAGATTCGCGACTTGTAAATCTTATGCTTGTCGTGACAGCTTGTGATTTATATTCATTTTTTCTTCCCGCCATCTTTTACCTCCTTTATAGTGAGAACTTCTACAGGGTCTGAAGTTCTACAAGTATCCATCTTCATTAGCAATTCTTTTGAGATACTTCCATTGTAAATAAGTCTTTCCATTTCATTCTCGTCGATATATTCTTTTTGACGAATAACTGCTTTTTGAATTTTCTTGTCTGCTTCTGTCTTAATTAAGTCCAGCAACTTATCCATATTCCACGACTCATTCTCTCGAATTGATACAGTTGCTGTATAACCCTCAACCGTCTTCTCTTTTTTTCCATCCTCTGTAAGAAGGCTATCATCGTTCCGGAAGAGCTCCTTAATTTTGTCACCCTCCTCTTTACAGATTTTCTTATAGCGCTTCAGTTCTGTGTTATTTGCTCCATACTGCGGAATAAGAGTATCAAGTCCCAGCTCGTTTTGTATTAACTTTCTTCTTGCCATTGTTTTTTCCCTTCTCTTTATGATAATATTTTTGTGTGACACTTCCCAGCATACCATTTCTACCATGTGGAAGTTTAGACCTAAATTCTACAAGCTTATATATATCTTTTTGAGTCCAGTATCTTGTCATGCGTGTTCCGAGTTGTGTAAATTCTGGAATAAGTTGTGCTAATTTTTCTTCCGGGTTTTCTTTCTTATATCTGTACCAATAATTTATAGTGGGAACAGAACATCCTATAAGAACAGCAACCTCTTCTACTTTATACAATTTTTCACTCAAAATATCACCTCCTTCCAGTTAATATTATACAACACATTTATTCCAGAAATAAAGTTTAGTCCAACAGGAAGTCCAGGAGCTCTGAATTTGTTATTTCCAATTTACCATCTACAAGTGCGTCTGCCATCTTACCCTTCTTATCTACAAGTTCGTGGATTCTTTCATCTATTGTATCCTTGCACATAAGCGTATATATCGTGACATTCTGCGTTGTGCCTATTCTGTGACATCTGTCTTCTGCCTGTTCCTTGTTTGCCCTGTTCCACGGTTCATCCATAAATATTTCCACGGTGCCCGCCGTTAATGTTATTCCCGTACCCATAGCTCCAACAGTTCCTACAACTACATTCAAATCACCGTTCTGAAAGTTATCTACCACATCCTGTCTTTCATTGTCTTTTGTATCTCCAGTGATAATGCCTACATTATAAGAACCTTTAAGTCTGTTCACTACTACATCAGTGACTTGCGTCCAGTTTGAGAATATAACAACTTTCTTGCCGTTCTCTACCGCTTCTTCTACAAGTTCTTCCATACGGTCCATTTTAGCACTTTCCTGAACTACGCTGGAAAGTATCCCAGTATAGCCAGTAGCCTGTCTCATTCGTATAAGTTCTGCCAAGGGGTTGGGAGATGTTTTTATGATGTCTATGTTAGACTTAATCTCCATCTTAATTTCCTTATATACCTGTGCCTGTTTAGGTGTCATCTCTACATACTCATCTATATGTAGTTTCTCGGGCAAATCAAATACATCACTCTTGAGCCTGCGTAACATTATTTCTCCGAGCCTTGCCTGTAATTCATTCAAGTTCTTGTACCCTACTATTTCATGACCTCCGAATCCACCCATCTCACAATAATGCTTCCTGAAGGAATAGTATGAATGCTTCTCATATCCCAGCCACTTCAGTATTACAAACAAATCTAATGGCTGATTCATTAACGGTGTTCCCGTCATTGCTATACGACATTCAGGCTCCAGTTTCAATATTCCCTTTGCCTGCTGGCTTGTAGGGTTCTTGCATTTATGAACTTCGTCTACAGCAACAAGTCCAATTTCCCTGTTCTCACACAATAATTTCAGTTCCTCTACTATTGCTTCGCTACGAAGTGTTTCTACATTTGTGATTATGAAGTAATCCTTGATGGACGATAACTTCTTTACATCCGTTAACTTGTCTGCATTACTTCCTATTGTAACCTTACTCCTCTTTATACGCTGTCCCAGTATGTAAGCTCCTTCATCTGAATGGGTATGTATCTCATTAACCCAATTCCACTTGAGGCCGTTCACTCCACAAATTATCAGGCAATGCTTATATCCATGCGATAACTTTTTAGCAACCGCTATATCAATGACCTGTTTTGTTTTGCCAAGTCCCTGTTCGTCTCCCAGTAGCCACCTATCACATTCCAGTCCATAATTGAAAGCATCTACTTGATGTTCAAAAGGCTTTGTCTTAAACTTGAAACCTTCCGGGATAACTGCCCTTTTCTTTTCCATAGGAACGTATATACCAGAAACTGTAAATTCCTGCTCCGGGAACTTCTGTGTTAACTCTCCAAGCTTGTTAATAGGAAGTTCCCATTCCTTATTCCCTGCGTGCCACCACTTCATCGGAAACTCTCTTATCCCTTCTACTATTCGGTTATCATATGGGAAGCTTACATATAAGGAAAACTCCCCGTTTAGCTGTTGTGCCCTGTTTACTCTTACAGTAATCATAATTACTCCTCCTTTTACCGTGTTTTGAGTGTTTATAGTGATTTTTTAGACATAAACAGTCCTCAAGAATATTATATTACATATTTATAGTAAAAACAAGTCCAAATTTTATGGTAAAAATAACTGAAAAAAGCCCTATTTTATGGGCTTTTCTACATATTTTTCATATAATTCCTGAATCAGGGCTCTTATACATCGTCGTTCCTTACCCATATCCGTCCCAGCGTACAAAGTACACATAAAATCCCGGATTTCTGCGCATACCTGCTTTATATTAGTACAGACTGGCTCCTCTGTTATTTCTCCTAACTGATATTTTTTCTTAACTTGAATATATCTATTATAAGCAGGGAGTATCTCATTTAACTCTGTTACCACGGGATTTAATCCCTGTTCCATATTTTGAGCGACAATGTATAATGAAGCAAGTTCTTGGATGTTATCAACGACGGTATCCGATTGTTCAAGTTCTTTTATAGCCTCTTTGATTATTTTAATATCCATCTTTACTCCTTATCATGAGAAATGGGACGGATATTTCACCGTCCCATCCTGTTTAATTTTTACATTTGGTCCAACTTGCGTTGCATTTCTTTGATAGTGCGCTTCATAGTTTCTTTTTCATCATCTCTACTGGTATAGCGACCTCTTGCATCTCTGCCTCGGGCTTCACTATATCTGCCATCACCATCTCCGTCACGACCTGCTCTTGCATTGCTCATTCCGTCACGATAACTTTGTCCATCGTTTGACCACATATCACCGTAACTTCCATAACTTTGATTTCTGGAATACCCATCATTTGCGTATCCCTGTCCGCCTCTTTGAGAATAGTTATAAGAATTATAACTTCCTCCTTTGGCATCTTCCATTTCGTTCATGACAGTAAGATAATAAACGGTCTTGACTGCTTTATAAGCATTGTCCATTTCTGAAGGAGAGATGTCGCCCTTCTTTATCATTTTGTCAAGTTGGTCTTCTATTAACTCACAAAATTCCTCACTGATTCTTTCTTTCATGGCTCATACCTCCTTTCTTATGCGATGCGTGCCACTGTCAAATTTGCATTCTGAACAAGAATTGCCGGAGCAGGTGTAGTTGCCGGAGTCGCTGATTCAGAAACATTCTCTACAGATATATTCATGCAACATCCTCTCGGGACGGTGATGATTGCTGTAGAAGTTACATTGAAGAAATTATCCGTCGTAGGTGGATTTGCGGCAGTTGCCGCAGGAGTAACAATCGCTCTACTTGATAATACAGGTTCACCGTCAATGGCAACTGAAACTGCAATAGGTCCGACAGTTCCTCCATCAGGAATTGCTATATTACCATTAAATGTTACCTGATATCTTGCAAAGCAATTATTGGTGACTCCTCGGAGAGTTACAATACCACTTCCATTTCTGTGATATACATATCCTTTATTGCAGCCGATGATTGTATTAAGAGTCACAGGCTGATTAGGATTGACGGTTTGAAATTCGTTTTTCGCAAACTCTGCCATACCACACCTCCTTATGCTATTCCAGCTGCCCCACACCCACAACCATAATTCTGGTTGCAGGTAAAGATAGGAGTCCTACCATAAACCGGAGTTGACGGAACAGGACAATTAGAAAGCCTGTTATAAAGTTGGTCAACCTCATCACTAAATCCCTGCTGAATGAAAGCATTCTGTGCTGTCTGTGATTCACGAAGAGTTGCCATATTAAGTTGGCTGCGAAGATTATCATTCTCCCTCTTATAACCATCAAGTTCAAGCTGGCAAAGTTTGTCAAGAATAGCCTGTGTATTTGCTGTACTTGTTGCTCTATCAGCACAAGCCTCTGTTGCTATTGTGTACTTGACATCATTTGTTGCCAGTCTATTATCGCAGCAACATTGAGCCAACTGTGCCTGAAGGTTATTGAAGCCTTGATTCATCGCAGTCTGTCCAGCAAAAGCAGTTTGCATATTTGCTATCTGCCTTGTATTTGCTCCCTGCTCAACTCCTGCAAACCCATTAGCAAGAGACATTTGTATGTCGCTGCCAGTATTACAAAGTTGAGTTGAAAGTTGCTGAACTCCATCTCTTATAGAAGTAATGTTGTCATTGAGCATTGCATTCTGGAATCCGTTATTGGTATTTGAATTTATTCCCTGCTGGCCATTCATAAGCCAAGGAAAATCATAACCCATTCCTCCACCGAATCCGCCGAAGCCTCCGCCCCAGCCATTACCCATAAGAGCGAACAGGAACAGAATAACCCACCAGCCATCTCCGCCAAAACCGCCGAAGCCATTTCCATAGCCTCCGGCATAAGCAGGAGCGACAGGCATATACATTCCGGTTCCATTTCCATCTGTTAAAGCCATTTCTTTTTCCTCCTTGTAGATTTTATTTATACTCAAAACCTATGCGCATCTTGGTTTAAGTATCATGAAAGTTTTATTCCTAATTGACTTGCTCGTTGTGTCAATGTATTTAATTGCTGTTGAGTCATCTGCCCATTATTAAGAAGATATTGAACCGCTCCGTGCGGGTCATTTGAATATTCGGCAGGAATATTTATTTTTCTTTGCATAAGCCATTGAATAGGATTTTGCATAAATTGATTAAACATATTTTCATTCTGTGGATTTAGATTAGTATTAGATAAGGGATTTCCGGTCTTTAGTTTCATCTTTCTTCTCCTTTCCTAATTCGGCTATTCTCTTTTCAAATTCTTCTCGGGTTATAAAATTATCTGTATCTATATGTTGAGTTGTATTTTCTGTCCTTTCTGTAAAATCAAATACTCTTAAAGGTCTCGGCATTCCACTTGTATCTACAGTTTTGATATAGAATACAGGTTCTTCACTATCAAGCATCATTACAGAATTTCCAGGAGCGACCGGATAAGATTTTGCTGCCGCATTTCCTTGTACCCATATAATGCTATTATTTGTTTGTTGGTTGTTTTGTGGTTGAGGTTGCTGTACTTGAGGATAAGATGAATATCCTGTAAAAGAAGATTGATAAGGTGCTGGATTAAAAATAGACATAATTTATTCCTCCTTGTGCCAGTAATATATCGGGACTTCATTTCCTGAATCCCATGCATCATAATAGTTACCATTTTCAACCGCCACGACATGAGTACCTGTGGCAAGTACATATTCTCCAAAAGTATGTTCTATACAGAAATCTTTTATTGTGTAACAATTAGGACAGGTATCAGGAATTATATGCCTGTGAAATCCATTATTCTTTAAGACATTTCCCCATACTGAATTTGATGAGGGCATATCATAATCGTTATAGCCTTGAGCAACAACTTCCATATAAACATATTCCCAATCTTTATTGAGTGCTTTTGTTAATGCTCTGATTACACAATCTCCTACGAATTTCCCTTCCGGATTTGGGTTGTATGGAATGAACATTAGAATTTTCCTCTTTTCGTAAAATTAAAAGAGCATTGAGAGATGAACATTCCTTTTGCTTCATTACAGTTTGAAGTTCTTTGGAAATATCAACCATTCTCATACTCCTCCTTACGAAAAGAAGTATAAAAGAAAAGGAACCGTATCACTTATACGATTCCTTTAAGAAAATTATACAAAAATTATATTACTCGAATTATTTTAGATTTGACTTTTCTTGCCAGTATAGAAACTTTTGCTTCTGATACATTCATAGCCATTGCGATTTCTATATTAGATTTATCTTTTGATTTTAGATTGAAATAAGTTTCTTCTTCATCTGTAAAATTACAAAGTTCTCTAAACTTATCCAATTCAGGTTTTGTAAAGTCGCATATTTTCAATATTTCACTCCTATAACATTTTGGAGGATACAATAGTTTGCTGTATCAACTATCAAATTATCCCCTGTGATGTCAGGATGAAAACCAAACCATCCTGTACCATTATTATAGTGATATTCATTTGTTAGGTAGATGTTGGACGTAGACCCATATACAAAATCACTTAACGCAAATCGTGTTTCAAGATTATATGCTGTTGCGTTTGAAGGGCTACACTTTAATATCAATTCATCATAATTCTTTATACTATCTGATAAAGCAATCGTCATACCTATTGTTGTAAGGTCTATGGGTGCACTTATCAATTCTGTTTCAGTTCTTGAACCACCGCCACCCTTATATCCATAAATAGCACGAAAACCATAATCGGTACTAACAGACGTTATGGCAAAATGGGTAGAATCTGTTACTGTAAAAGCACCATAAGAACCAACAGCACCGGGAACAGTTATCATTTTAGCGGTTAATGTTTTAGAAATATCCAAATCTTCTATTGATATTATTCCATTTCCTTGCAATGAACCGTTGCTTCTTGCGCTTGAAAAAATCAGAAAATCATAATTAGTATAATCATCCGAAAGTTCCATTGTACCCGTTGTAATTCCAGCGGGTGAATCGGGATTTTCCCATAGTTTTACTAACCCTGATATAAGACCACTCTTTAATGCAAGTTCATCAATGGCATCCTGACAGTTAGTTGCTTCAAGTCCACTTTCGGTATTATCGTAACTTGTAGTTTCAGCTGTTGTTCCACCATTCGCAACTATTTCGTCTATGGCATCCTGTACGTTTTCTGCTTGTAAACCACTTTCGGTATTGTCATAAGTAGTTGTTGTGGCTGTACTTCCCCCTGCTCCTGCGGCAAGTTCATCTATTGCCCCTTGAACATTATCCGATTCTAAACCACTTTGAGTATTATCGTATGATGTATCTGCGGCTGTTCCTGTGTCTATCGGATTTTCTACAAGATAATCTTCGATATGCTCTATCGCTTCATCGTAATCATCCATGATTTCTGCTATAACAGGAGTGGTCCTATTAGGTAAATCTTTCCACCCACTTGGATAAGGTTTTTCAAATATTTTTTCATATCCCATTCATATTACCTCCATTTATATATTCTATATCTTAAATTCGAGGGAATTACTTGCCCGTTTACATATCCTGTGACAAGCAAGCACTTATGACCTACAAACTTTGCTCCTGAAATCATAAGGTCGTGCAATTCATCTGATATATTGACTATTGTTCTTCCTGTATTTATATCAATTATCTTTGCTATGCCCGTCCAAGTGGTTGTAAAACGAAAATCAATCACATATTTATGAGAAGGGTCTATATCCCACGCCCTGTAATCAGATACTTCTATTTCCGTTTCCTCATACTCAATACTGTCTACTTGCGGTTTAACAAACCAAAGCCGATTAGAAGTATCTAATATGGGTAATATTTCATCCCTTGTAACACCGTAACCTTGTGCGTTAGAACAAGGGATAAATGTTGGATTATCTGTAACTGTTACCGAATACAAATCCCCATAACCGTATTCCCATATTCTAAATTGTGTTCTATCGGCGGATAACCCTAAAAACCTCGGAAACAGCCCTCTTGCTGTTCCATCGTTTAATCTTCCGATATCCCACACCCAACCATCAACAAGTGTTCCCGTACCTTCTCTATTTGCCAATCCTAAAGCGGAAATGCCTGTAGGTGCTATGAAGTATATAAAATTCCACGGCTGATATGTTGCACCTGCACTATAACGAGCCAATATACTCGCATAATTATGATTCATTCCCGATTCAGCCGGAGTAACTTCCTGATTAGTATATGTAGGTGGGTACACAACTTCGGGAAGTGTTAAATAGTCGTAACCATTGAAAACATCATCTTGTGTATGATATGTGCCATCTTCAAGGTTAAGTATTCTGTAATGAAATGATACGCCTATATATTGTGGGGCTTCTCTATATACAGCAAATCCTCTTGAACTGATAGGAGCAGTAAATATTTTATATGTATCGCTTGTGTATTGTTCTTCTCTTTCGGGTTCTCTATCATTTACCTTTATTCTGTAAATAACACTTGCATCATTACCTTCTACAAAATACAGATATTTGTTATTTTCAGATGAAACAGGGTCTATGGCCAATTCTGTTTCATATAACAATTTCAATCCGTAGAGTTTTTCCCAAACAAGTTCAAACTCACTACCGTTCCACAGATATGCTTTGTCGTGATAGACATACTTACTTCCGTCCCAAGTCACCATTTCTTTATGGTCTTTTCCGTTGAAATATATCCGGCTTGATTGTCTACCCATTATTCGACTACGACCTCACCTTGTATTAGATATAATACCTGGTCTTCTCCTGAAGGAGGAAGTTCCGCTACACTTTCGACACTCCAGCCTTCTTGCTGTATTTGTTCAAACATATCATCAATGGTATCCATATCATAATAATTATCTTCGATAAATTCTTGAATTTCATTCTTGACCTTTTTAATCTTAACGTCAATATTCAAGCCAACATCTGAAATAAATTCTCTTTGAAATTCATCTCCCTCTGCTCCGTATTCGTCTCTTAATGCCTGAATGCCTGACATATTACGAGTAAGATTATAGAATTTCATTTCTTTATAAACATCCACAGAATGCTCCGCATAATATGTCTTATTAGGATTTACTGTTGTATCTTGTGAGCGAACATAGGCACTTCCTGATAATTCATACCACCTTTCATTCCAAGGATTTTCAGTTCCTTGCGGACTGACTTCTGTGTATACTAATTGCGGGGAATTATCAAAGTCATAGACCATATAACTTATAACAGCATCTCCACACTCAATCCACGGGTATCCATTTGTATTTGAAGTATAAGGCATGTAAGATACATTGATTACATTCGGATAGATATTCGCCGCCATTTTATCAAGCGTAGCCTTTTTCAATCCAAGTGTGAACATATTACCTTGAATGATGTATTTATTTTCACCTGTACCATAAGAGCCACCTGTGTCTTCACTATCTTGCCTTATTATAATTTTATCAACTGGCTTTACAGAAAATTCCTGATACTCTAAACTTTTATAATAAGGAACCTCATCAGCGGGCGTCTCACCACTTCCCGTTCCTACATAAAAAGGAGGATATAATGTTAGTGAAGGATAAGGTTCTGCCTCTGTGGGCATTATATCAGGCAGTATAAGAAATTTGAATTTAGGAGATTTATTATTTTTATAATTTCCGTTTGAATCTAATTCTCCTCTATCCCATATTCCAAATACTCCATTTATTTGACATACAGATTTGATGACACCTATTGCTGAAAGGGAACTCGGATTATATTGTTTTTTTATCTTTATTCCATCATTAGGAAGAGTGGTATAAAAATCATATGGTATATTAAGATAGTAAAACAAGCTTTTCCAAATATCACCAATAGACTTTTGTCCTTGAGGGAATACCATTCCTTTATACCAGTCTGATACATCTTTTTTGCCTATTGTATAAAGTGGGTCATATGCTACAATCTCTTTTATCTTATGATTAGATTGTAATTTTGCTTCTTCGACTATTCCATAAAATAATGGGATAGGTTCTTGTTCTGTTCCATCTGTATAGATATATGCCTGTATTTTCTTCCCTTTTATATCTTGTCCAAAATCTCTTATTGAAACTTGAAATTTTGAAGATATACATCCCACAAATTCAATACTATTATCATCTGAAATAGATTCAGATAATCTCATTGATTCCTCATACACCTCATTTTCAGGCACGGTGTAGTTAATTTCTGGAA